GTAACAGTAAAGGTCAACCGTCTGGGACCCCTTTTGTAATCCGGGTGGGTGGGCCCGTAGAAAACAAGCGTATCTTGTGTAGGGGCTGACACCCCTACACAATATGTAGTGTTTATTTATTGTTGATTATTTTCTATTGGAATTATTTTTGTTTCTGTCCAAGAATGATTACCCCAATTACTTTGTACTCTTATCTTTTGTGGATCTTCTATTGGAGTTTCACTTGCTTCGCTTACTGGTGCGATTGCAATTATTTGTGTGATGTATTTTTTTACAAAATCCATAAAACAACCTAACTTACAAAAATGATTTTCCCACCCTTGCGAGTAATACCACTTTGATAAATCTTGCACTTTTATTTTTCTAGTCCTCAATACCTTACTACCTTTAACACCTCTAATCCTATCGGTTGTTTTGTAAGTATGACATTTAGGATTATGACACCAATTGTAATCACTCATCAGAACCCCCTACTGCGATCAAAGTATATTTACCTTTTGCAGTACGATATCCTTGATTTGTTAAATCATAGTAAGTTAAAAGTTTATCCCCTTTTTTACTTACCCACTCTCGACTTAAATCAGTCCACAATCCTTTTCTAAATATTCTCTTATTGTGCTTTTTTGCAAAATAAGAAATTGTGAACTTATCATTTATTTCTAGTTTCATATATTATCCTTTCTATTTGTATGTGTGGGAGTTTATAGGAACTCCCACACAAAAGCAACTTTAATTAATTGCTTGATTTAACTCCCCTCTTTTAAATTGTGCAATAATGTCAGCATTATCTTGTTTCTCTTTATCCTCTAAAAGACTTGCCAGATTTTCTGGAGAATAAATTGAAAGAGCAAGACTTGAACTTTCATTCATCATTGTTTCATTTAAAACAACTCCAACATTATCAGCTAACTCTTTTGCCTTATCAAATGTTCTATAAGATTTTAAACCTAATCTTAAAGTTTTCATTTTCTTTTCGACATAAGAATATAATTGTTGGTGTTCCTGTATGACCTTATCAGCACTCGCAACATACATCTTAAAAAAGTTTAATGTGTTTTCATCAACTTTGTATTGTCGAGAGTGACAATAAGAACTACCAATAGTCCAAAGTTTGAAATCATTTTCCCACTTATGAACTGGTTTTTGGATTGATTGATCTTCGTTGGAAGAATTGCTGAAACCCAAATAAGTATTGACTGCGCTTTCATCAGCATAATATTTTGGATTTCTTTTTGAGTAATCATTATCAATAGACAATCTAAAATCTGGGTTTAACCCCTTTGATTTTAATTCATCACGATAATATGCTCTTGCAAAATTTCGACCCATGCTAAATCTAACATGAACCTCATCTTTTGCTTCATACTCTCGACCCTCATCATCAACTTTTGTAATTGGTCTTTCAACATAGAAACAATTATCTTCATACAATTCGCCACCAGAACGACTATATTTATTAATCATTCTACGAATTGTATCAATGTCCTCTTGTGGTTGATGATATCTTACAACTTTCTCAATCTGCTCTTTTGCTTTTTCTCGCATAAGATCATATTGATTTTTTGCGTCAATCAATTTCTGTTTCTTTTTATTTTCATAAAAAGTTTGAAACTGATCTGCAATCACTTTTCGCTTTTCTGCGTTAAGTGTTATTTTCTTAGTTTCCATAAATTATCCTTTCTGTTATGGAATTTTAAATTATGTGATTTGTTTTTCTTTTGCAAGAAATTTGTTTTTTTTTTTTTTTTTTTTTTTTTTCTGGGTGGGTGGGCCCATAGTTTTCAAGCTCAACTAGCGCGTGTCTTGATTTCTGGGAACGAGCTGTTATATTAATTGCTGGATGTCAGGCAGGTGATAACCTGTTAGGCCCTGGTGCACCGGTAAACAATTGCCGCTGGGCCTCAGCCCTGATGTCCTGGACCCGTGGCCCGCTGAACAGCATTGTGGCCACCGGTCAATTATCTTTTCAGGGCCCAGGCTCGAGGATTAGTTAACGCGACGCGCTGTACAAAGTTAACTAGCGTTGCTGATCCTCGAGCCTGGGTTTTTTATTAGGGTGGGCCCGTAGGGCACAAGCACAAAAAAAATTTAATAGTTGACAGGTGACCAGGCAGCTGGTAAAGGTGGGAGATTATGGGACTAGAAATAATAATTATAAATTTAATTTTAATTTATACATTGGTATGAAAATTAAAGACGCGGAAGCGATAACACATAGCCTGAGTAAACCAGGCAAGATGCCCGGTTATGCTTACAGCACGCCGGCCCACGAGTGCAAAACAGGGACCAAGCTTAGAGCTGTGAAGGGCTCAGTCTGTTTTAATTGTTACGCATACGAGCGCGGGCGGTATAGATTTCAAAATGTTAAGGATGCACAATATAAGAGACTCGAGGCCATCAGGCACCCGCTCTGGGCCCGTGCAATGGCTGTTCAAATCAATTCAAAAAAAGTTAAATATTTTAGATGGCACGATTCAGGCGACGTACAGAACCCGGAACACCTTCAAAAAATTTTTGAAGTTTGCAAGCTCACGCCAGACGTTAAGCACTGGATGCCAACGCGCGAAGCGTGGACGAAGGACTACCTGCACGAGTGCCCAAGCAATTTAATAATAAGATTTAGCGCGCCAATGGTGGACCAGGCAGCGCCGGCGTCATGGCCTTGGACGTCTACAGTAACAACAGCAGCTGGCGCGAGGACATGCCCGGCACCGGACCAGGGCAATCAATGCAAAGATTGCCGGGCTTGCTGGGACAAGACAGTCAAAAACATTGCATACGGTGAACATTAAAATGTGGCATCATCCAAGTTATTATAAAAAATTAAGAGCTAACAGGCAACAGGCTACAGGCAACAGGCCACGAGCTGACAAGCAACAGGCAGCGGGGCGCGGGCGGGTGGGCCCGAAGGGCACAAGCTGTCAGGCGTCAGGCGATTCGCGGATCAACAAGCGTTGAACGTGGTCCCAATCATTCATTGCGAGGGAAGGTGTCTCTCGGTGATCGGTTATTAAACCGAGGATCGAGGAGGACTCATAAAGTTTTATGGCTCCGAGAGAGGCGTCTCGGAGCAAGATAAAATTCCGTTTGGTTCTGGTAAGATGAAACATTTTTTGATGGGGTGAAAAGTGTACCTTTGAGGTCTTTGTAACTTTTAACTCAACTAGAAAAAAACCACAATTATCATGGTATCCCAACAGATCCGGTACGCCAAAGGACGCCCAGGATTCCAGTCTTGTCCACTGGATTTGGGGTGTATTTTTCTTAACTAACTTCCAAAATTTTGACTCTGGTTTCACCGGAATTCTCTGCTTGATAACTACTACATATTGGGGTAAATTTCAACCATGACACAAGTGAAAAGACTCACAGATCAACAACGTAAATTTGCAGAATTACTAGTTTATAACGAAGGTAAGATGTCACCAGCAGAGTGTGCATACGAAGCCGGATATAAGACTAGGGCCAGGAAGGCTGCATCAGAGATGCGTAACCCAAAGTATTTTCCTTTGGTTGTTAAATATATTGGCGAATTAAGGGCAGAAGTAAGAGAAAAATATGGCATCACTTTTGAGAAACATATTGCAGAGCTAGCTAAAATTAGAAATGAATCTCTTAAAAACAAAGCCTGGTCTGCAGCAGTAAATGCAGAAGTTGCACGTGGTAAAGCTGGTGGCCTGTATGTAGATCAGAAGCTTGTAATGACTGGTAATGTAGATAACATGTCCTCTGATGAAATCAAAGATAGACTACGTAAGATTCTTGATGACAACAAAGAGATTATTAATATTACGCCTGATGATATCGAATTAGATAGTATAGAATTATCAAAAGAATCCAACCCTGATTCCCATTCACAAAAGAATTAACTTTATTTAAAAGTTTTCTTGGTGACTTCTTTACCATTGACCACTTGTTTATTACTGGTTTGTATTCCATTTTTTACTCCCTGTGGGTTAGGACCACGCCTTGGTGGTAATAGATTCCATTTTACGTGAGGCATGTTTTTAGTCAAGGTTTTATTTTTCACTTATTTTCTCCATTTTTATTATACATGATCTTGGAAATACATTTCTATCACTAAATAATTCTTCGTTTACTTCGTAAGATGCAAAGGTTCTTACGTATTTTTTATTTTTCTCAAAGACGTAAGCTCTTGTTATCATTCTACTTGGCATAAAACCCATGAAGTCAAAAGCTGTGGCATGGCCTCCATCAGCCGTGATATCCTCCCACAGGATTTCATAAAAGTAATATCGTTTCTTTTTGATAACTACTGATTTATATTTAGATTTTTTAGGGCGTCTCATTATACCCCTTATACTGTATAGTGAGATTTTTGGGCAAAAAAGTTTTTAAAAAAACAAAAAGGGTCGCGCACGCCGAATACAATACTGTGCCAGGCTGTGCCAACACCCTTGGCACACCTATTAGCAAGTAATACCAATGATAATAGCTTGATTTTACCCTGTGCCAAGTGTGCCATGAGTTTTTTTCTATCACTGAAAAAAAATTTTGCTCAAATATTCTACTATACATCGGCACATCACCTATTGTATTTGGCCACACTTGTGCCATATTTGACTATTTTCTTAACACCAGGGCCTTGTATGTCAAACGTTGCATAAGGTTTCCATTGTTTTCGTATCAAATTTAATTCTAGCACTAAATTTGACCATTGTTTTGGGGTTATCTTTTTACCCACTATTCTTACCTCTTTTGCCATGTCTCTCCTTTCTACTTTAGAATGGTTCTAAAGTGCCCTCCACTCTCGCTTTGGGCACCTTTGGTACCACATCCATTATGGATTCCATTAACTTTGTTTGTAAGTAGGTGACATAAATCTTTTTAAAGACTCAGCCTTGAGCACAATTCTTGCTGGCTCTGGTGAGTTTATTAACCTACTCTCCTGTAATTCTATTTTTCTTATCTCCTCTAGTCTACCATCCATTGTTTCAATGTAGATAGGACAATCAGAAATTATTGTTCCCTTTGCATCATTAGTAAACTTTCCTAGTATTTGTTGAAAGTCTCTTACTCTCATTTATTTTTCCTCCTATATGTTTTGCTAGCTCGTACCATTTTTTTCTCCACATCTCTTTCACATCTCCTGATGTTTTGTCATACATTTTTTTAATATTATCTAGTCTTCTCGTCTCGATGTCTATTATACTCATCTACCCTCCCTAAAAATTTATGTTGATATTGTTGAAACTCTTCACCTTCAACTACAAACTCCTGGTAAAAATTATCTTTACTACACATCATCACCACACCTTTGGTAATTTGTGTTTTGTAAATAAAATTATGTGCCATTGCATAAGCACCCAGCTGTAGAAAATAATCATCAATCCATTCTCTACGTTTAACTTTATTTGTTTGTTTGAAGTCTATGATTGCCATGTCACCTTTGTGAGTCGCAACTAAATCTGTTTGTCCTGCGTATAATCCTGGGTAATACAAAGTACACTCTGTGCCGTAATATTCTGAAACATTACAAAGCCCTTGTTCAATAACTTTAAGAGCCATGTTGTGTGCTTGTTTACCAACTTCTGTTTCATCGAGATAGCCTTCTTCTAAAATATATTTCTCGAGTATCTTGTGCATTGCTGTGCCTCGTGCACCAGATTGATCCACGATCCGCGTTGCTTCAGCCTCTCCCACTCGTTCTCGCCACCTTTGTAATGATTCGCGCTTCTCTTCGCTTTGAGTCGCTGACAATATTGTAGTGACACTCGGTAATTTTTCCGTGATGTGTGAGTGATCAATAACGTAATGTCGTTGACCTTCTATTACTTCACGAACCGTTTTTGGGTATCTATAAATATTATTCTTTTTCATTTGTAAAAATTTTTAATTCTTTTTTTATAAGCTAAATTCATTTCATAATTGTCTGTTTCTTGAGCTTGCTCCATTTTAGCTTGATAGAATGTCAACTGTAAAACTCTACCTCTAAGTTTACCATCTTTAAAAGCACCGATGTAATTTTTTCTTAAAGATGCTACGTGAAATTTATCCCCGTGTTTAAACTTACTTTTTACTCTTAATAAACCTTCTTTCATTCTATCGTTATACAAATCTAAAACAGCCTCACATCCATCAGGTGTAATATTCTTTTTATTATCATTAAATTTGTTAGCACAAAAAACTAAATTTAAAGGAGTATAACCTTTACCAGGCCATATTTGATCTGGTGATATGTTAGTGGGGATCTTTACTTGTTTTTTACGTCCTACGTTATGACCAGTTCTGTGAGTCATGGTGACTTTAGAATAAGGACATTTCATTCCATATCTTAATTTTTGTGATACCCAATGATTCCACCAGGTAATTTTATCAAACTCAAACTTAACTCCTCTTTTCTCTGCACTTTTTCTACAACTAGAAAACAAAGTCATGATGTAACCTTTTTCAGTACATTTTCTTTTGTTGTCTTGATCTCTATGAGCTATTTTAGCCTCTTCACCTGCTTCAATTCTTTTTTGTTGTCTTTGTTTGTTTCTACAAATTTTACACCAAGCATCTTTACCCAATGCACCAGTTAAATTTTGGTGAAACTCTGAAAGATCTTTTTCTTGTTTACAATTTTTACAAATTTTATTCATTCTAAATTCATTAATTTTTTATATTCTACAAGATCAACCACCTTATTATTCATAACCATACCATCATAGTGGTCTATAATTTGTTGTATCTTTGGCATTTTTGTGTGGGCGTAGGGCCATAACACACAACACACGTAGAACGCGTCTCTAAAAGTGCAACGCCATTTGTATTGCATTAAATATTTTGTACCATCTTTACGAAAACCTTTTCTTGGTTTTTTAACAACAGTGCCTACACCTAAAACTTTGTGTATCCAATTTATCACCGATTGATCTGTCATCGTTACTTCCATACTTATTCGCATACAGTTAGAAAATCTATAACCCTCACCTTTATGTTTTTTCTTTTTCTCAATTCGTTTAGCAAAATATATGCTGCCCTCTCCGTCAAACAATCCTGCAATGTACGCT